GTTGAGGGGCTTGCAACAGATGGTGGAACAAGGATTCAGCATCCGTGACTTCCAGGAAGTCGTTAGGAAGGTCAAGGGTGCTCTTGATATGAACGATAACAACTGGAAAAAAGTCAGCGAATAAGAGAGGTTACCAATGGAAACACTCGCAATGGATATGAAACCCGCAACGGAGCCAAAAGTTTTTCCTCTGGAAAGGGCTTCTGAATTAGCCAAGCAATTGCTTGAGGAGATTGAAGGATTTGTTGATTCGGTGGTTATTGCCGGATCTATACGCAGAAGACGTGCCCAGGTTAAGGATATTGATCTGGTGTGTGTTGCCGATGACCGAATGAAACTCTATCAGTACCTGGTAGAAAAGGGTTATAAAATGTCCACAAATGCTCATTCAGCTGAGCACTACTGGCGGTTCATCTATAACGGGATTTCTGTGGATCTGTTTTGGGCAACTAAAGAGACCTTTCCCATGATCCTGCTCATCCGCACTGGACCAAAACACCACAACATTCATCTCATCAACCGAGCGAAGCAATTTGGAAAACGGATTTCTTCAAGTATCGGAATTTATTCTAAATCCGGTGATTTGATCGATACGAAGACTGAGGTGGATATCTACCGTGAATTACACATGGTGTATCACCGGGCAACGGAACGCGACGCTATAGGAAAGAAGGATTATTAAAAGAACGCGCCCGGCAACCCTTTTTGCAGGGGGCTAGGATCACCTGGCAATGGGCTCTCAGGAGGCAAAATAATGAATGAAGCACGCGATACATACAGAATTTTTAAACACTTTGGATTGAGTGGTAATCCCTTTCTTGGCCAACATGGTGTAATGAGCACTCAGGACGTTCAAGATATTGGCAGAGCAGTTGATGATTGTATATCCAAGGAAGGTTGGCTAGCTGTTATCGGAGACGCAGGTTCAGGTAAATCAACTGCTGTAGACCACGCTCTAAGGCGGTTGGGCGTTAAGGTTGCTAAGCCACTCTCACCAGGTAAATCACAACTAAAAATCCAACATATCATGGATGCGATTGTATACGACCTGTCTGAAGAAAGTGTCCGTCGAGGTCATGAAACGAAGGCCAGGCAGGTGAACAGGGTAATGGGTGAGCTAAAGATTGGAAAAAAGCAAAGGATCTGTCTTGTTATAGAGGAAGCTCACATGCTTAATCCTTTAACATATAAAGGTGTCAAATCTCTGCGTGAGATGGATTTCATGGGTACATGGCCGCTACTCTCAGTGGTCATGATAGGTCATCAATTATTGGAATCAAAGATCAATCAGAGTCGCGAGATATCATTGCGGGTTGAGACCTATCAGATGAATCTCCTTTCCGAATCTGAGGGAGCAAAATGGATCACATCACGAGCTCCCGGTCTGTTTCGCGATGATGCTATCGAGTTAATGCTAACATCCTCCTCGAATATCATGGAACTCTCCCAGGGAGCCTCTATGGCTATGCGGAATGCTTACCTGGCAGGTAGGTTGCAAGTTTTCTCTGAAGATTTGAAAGGTCAATTCATGACCCTGAAAGAGAAGATGCATGCAGCTGGATTAACCCTCTATGATATAGCTCAGCAAACAGGAAAAGGAAAAACCACAATATCTGGTGCAGTGAACGGAGATCCACGAACTGCAGTAAGTACAAGCAACCAGGTGGCCGAAATCATCAATAATGCTCTAAATCAAAAGCTTACTGGACAAACAATCCGGAAGCCAGCTGTGAATCAATAAAATGTTGTATGCTCCTAGTGCAGGATCGCGTGTAAACGTCTACAAGGTAGCGCTGCTTTCCCCGGGTGGTGCTTACCGCGTGGACGTCCATGTCATAACAGAAGGGGAGTACAGAGCTCGCCAGATTGTTAAGCGATTTGTCAAAGTCAGTCAGGAATACGAAGGAGCCACTGTGGGCAAGGCTGACAGGCTGATAACCATTGTGGATACTGAAGCCCTGGGGCATGGGAAGGATTCCAAATGAACACACATTACGGTGAACTGGATACAGCCTGGCTACGGGTTTTGTACCGTTTATGGACCTGTAAACGTGAGGGTGAACGTTTCAATCTGGAACAAATGGTTGCAGGGGGTGAGTGGATCACAGGCTGGTTACCAAATTATGTATTTACCAGTCCCATGATTGGTGGCACTGAAGGTTTGAGACGCTTACGCTATATCCGGGAAGAGCTGCAAGTCCCAGTGGATCATAAGGTACATACTTATGAGTACCATGGAGAAGCCAAGCGAGTCAACATCTATCGTTTGGGCTGCAACCCAGCACAGGTGGACTTCCGGGAAGTCATGCGACTGCGATCTGATTACCGATTCCCGGTTGAAGAGCTTATCAACACACAAACAGAACTATTATAAAGGAGAAAAGATAATGGCTAAGAAAACAACAGCTGGTGAATGGCTCGACGCACGAGGCAAGGCAATCCCGCCAAAATATATCAAACCCATTGATAAGAAACGAGACGCCCTGGTAGAGCGGGTGGTGAAACGATCACTCCAGGCTCAAAAGAGTTTGCAGAAAATCAAGGAGCAGAACTTCAAAGATGTGATGGCTTTCCTGTTTTATGAAGCTGACACTCTGGGAGTGAAACGTAAGAGCAAGAAGGGCAACCTGCAATTCACCAACTTCTCTGGGGATAAACGCTTTGACATCTCTGTCAATGATATCCTGGAATTTGATGAGCAGATCCACTTTGCCAAGGAACTCATTGATGAATGCTTAAATGACTGGAGTGATGGTGCCCGTCATGAACTCAAAGTCATTGTGGATGATGTCTTTGATGTGGACAAAAAGGGCAAGATGGATAAGGAGGGAATTCTAGCTCTCCGCAAGCACAACTTCCGTGATAAACGCTGGAAAAAGGCTATGGAGCTGATAAGTGATTCTGTCCGGGTTGTGGGTAGTCGCAAATACACAAAAGCCCAGACTCGGGGAACCCCTGAAGATGAGTTCAAAACCATCAATCTGAACTATTCGAGTATCTGATGGCAAAGCGGAAACATAAGGTCAAGGTTGAGCACGACTATCGACCAGCTGAGACCATGGAATCCCAATGTCAGAACTGTTCACAATTTGTATTCCGAAAGATGGAAGCCACACACGGACCTGTGCAGGGGTATCGCTGTCTGACCATGGGGGTGAAGCCTTCAGTCCATTACCGGATCAAACCGAATCATGTCTGTGATCTATTCCCTGAACTGAATCAGAAACCTGAAAAGGTTGAGACGCTTCAAGCATGATCACTGATCAACAAATTGCTGTCAATCTGAAGATCCCGGAAGGGATTGTCATAGCTATCCGGCTGAACCATTGGAGTACGGTCAAATCCTTTGCCCAGAAGAAGTGGAATGAGGATGGCTATGCTTCTCTCAAGCGCTGGGCTGGTGCAGTAGACAGGATCCTTGCCAAATACCAGGTCTTATTTGGCAATCCAGCATTTAAACCCGGCACCAAGGAATGGACTGTTCAAGAGACTAAGAAGTCGATCGCAATCTGGATTGATCGTGTAGGGAGCCTGGCACCTCTAATAAAGGACATGGAAGCAGCTCATTTGAATGGAGATAGACCAAGAACCATTAACTGGTTCATCTTTCGTGCTGATGGCCAGGCTTGTCGTTGGGAAATGCTTTGGTTAGATCTGATGAACATTAGGGCTGAGGAAGAAAAGCGCAAAGAACTGGACTGGCGCCCTAGCGATGAGGATATCCCAGAGGAGATAAAGGGATTTATAAAAAGTGCAGCAACACCTGTGACACCCACCTGGGTCGCAAGTGCAAAAGCGCGTCTTCGAGTGCTATCAAAATTTATCCAGGACAATCAATCTAATGCTGCTATGAGGCGCGAAGCCAATGCGATTGAGGCACGCTTAAAGAAGCATGGGTATAATGTGGAAACTGAGCTGTGAAACGAGATCTCAAACAGAATACCCGGATCTGGACCGCTAAGAGCAAAGCGGGTCTGAACGAAAATCAGTTCAGGCTTATGGTTCTGGATGCTAATGGTGGTGTCAGTAGATCCACCAGGGATCTCACGTATGTTCAAGCCGAGATTCTTATCCAAGCCTTGGAACGAATGCCCCGGAAGCACATCCGCAAATCAAAAAGTCCATATGCCAGTAGGGGAATGAAGGCTCAAGTAATGCGACTAGGCAATCAATACCCGTGGAAAACATCAGGTGGATTTTCACTATTCTTGTCCAATCGATTTGGCATAGAGGATTTGAACGCGCGGGTTGACCGCAAAAAGTGCAATGCTGCAATAGAAGCTTTAAAGCAAATGACAATACGGATAAGTAATGTCTAAAAAGCCATCTCCATATATTGCAAAAAGAAATCGACAGATATTGAAAGATCTTCAGACTGTTTATAGAGAGCACCCAGATTGGACCATTAATAGGATGTGCGAACAGTTACATACATTGAAATGGCAATATCTAAGTCCCAAAACTATTAAAAATATCTGCTATGATTATTCTACGAATCAAGCAGATATTTCCTAATGAGTGATTCGTTTTCGACATCATAAATACTCACACTGTATGGAGACTTATAACCAGAACCATCTTCGTAAATTAGACTATACCGAATCCTAGAAATCTCAACAGAACTGAATCCTTTAGCTGTGCCATAAACCTTTTGCTGAGGAGTAAATTTTCTTGGCAATTTAAGCAATTTCAAGTTTTCAGATGCGTAGCCAAATCCCAAAAAAAAAACTTGCTTAGCCTCCTCAATCCATGTGATAGCTTCATCTAGCGAATCTGACTTGGTAGCAACCCCATCCCGATCTTCATGAACCACTTTCAAATTATTCCAAAAATCGGTAAGTCCCTTATTTAAGGGATCTTGGCCATAGACTGAGTGGATATCCCAGAACTCACTAATTGAACCATAACAATGATATATATTCAATTCCTTTAATTCATTGGTGATTTTTATCGGGTCAACTTCCGAGAATGAACTACGTAAGATGCGATCCAATCTATATTCCAAACTTCGATCATAATTGAATGCGATAAAAGAGACATTATTCTTTGATATCAAATATTCCGACGAGCCAAGATTGTCCTTCAACATTCTTCCAATTAGGTACTCAAGCCAATTGCTTTTTCTGTAGACTAATGAAAGCTCATAATCTTTTTTTTCAGCCAGCATAATCGCGAGGGTGATAGCTTGTTTTCCCCTATCGCTAAAATGATCATTCCTTCTTAGGAATAAGTCTATTGACCCAGTTGAGCCAACGTAAACATCGATCAATTCTTTCATATATGATCCAAGTGATTCAGGTGCTTTCCAAGGATCTTCTCCACAAGCTACTAAATATCGATCAACACCATTCTTAATGATTGCCTCCCTTAAACCCTCACCAGTTGGGAATCCATATGGCACACTTGCGCCAGCACCTAAAATGAAAACAGTTGGTTTTGTGATCATGAATTCTCCCTCCTAAAATTAGCTGCCTATAATAGGAACACGTTGTTGGTTAATCAATGATTTAGCAAATCTTATACAGCGTGAAAAGGGATACCACATATCACGCACTCATTATCGGCACCGCTATTCTCAATGGTCTTTCCCCAGCTTTAGTTATGGCAATCGTGGAGCAGGAGTCATTCTTCATGAACTACCTGTCTCGCTACGAGAAGAACTACCGTTGGTTGTTTGAGCCTGAAGAGGTTATGCCCAAGTTCAGCATCCTAGATACGGAAAAAATGTTTCAGAAGACCTCCTGGGGTCTGATGCAGGTAATGGGCGGAGTAGCCAGGGAATACGGCTTCAGGGGCTGGGTGACAGATCTATTGGATCCAGTTACCAATCTCAAGTACGGCTGTACCCATCTTGTCAATATCAAATCCCGTAAAAATGTGAAATCCCTAACAGATCAAATCGCTGCCTATAACGCAGGATCACCAAGACGTAAAGCTGGGTGCTATGTGAACCAGGTTTACGTGGATTCTGTGATGGATAAAATTAAACACTGGGAGGTGTCCTGTGGAATTCCTGCAAAATTTTGATGGACTGCATGGTGTACTAGCTTTCGTTATTCTCGTCATCGGTGCTTTGTTCGGTGTTGCCTGGAAGCTGGTAGCTACCAAGGGCAAAGAGTTGTATGAAACTGTAGCGGCAGCCCGAGAGGACGATAAGATCACAGCAGAGGAATGGCGTGAGATAGCGCAGGATGCTGTAGAATTCATCGTCTCACTTTGTTGGGCTGTCTTCAAAATCGATATCCGTAAAAAATTCGCCAAAGGCAAGTAGGTCTCGTTGACTATCGAGGTCTTTGCGGGAGCTGGGTTCGCACTTCAGTTGGTGGTTTACATCGTGACCATCATGATGGTTTTCAACCGTCAGAAGAATCAGAATGATCGCATTGAATCTGAACTCAAGCGGTTCACCAATGCACTCAAAGAGTTAGAGGACGACCACGACAAACTCCGTGATGAAGTCCATAAGGAATACATCACCGACGATAAGTATCGTGAGGATCTCCATCGTTTGTGGAATCGTCTGGAGAAGATTGATGCATCGGTGACTGCAATGAATATCACCCTTGCAAAAGAACTCCGTAGCTTCGCTGAAACCATCACTGCAGAATTAATCAATATGAGATCGATTAAATGAATCATCGGCTCCAGGAGATAGCTCAAAAGTTTTTTATCAGGGGCAGCTCGGTTGCACAGATTGCTGTTCTGATGAAAGGACTGGTGAATGAGCGAACCCTCTATCGTCTTCGCAAAAGCTATGACTGGAACCGAGATCGCGAACTCACCCGGGAGCGATTAAAAGCCCTCAAAGCAAATTACAATTCAGCGACCTATCTGGTTGCACGACTACGAAAAGACGGATCAGCCAGTGAGCTGATCGATGCAAAGGATGAGGTCAGCAGAATTGGAAGGGAGTTGAAAGACCTGGAAAACTCGCTGGCCTCGGCAGATCAGGAATTAAAATCATATAGATTCGAGCTCATGACTCCAGATGAGAAGGAAGAATATCTTGAAAAAGTTCAACTGGAACGTGCCATCCAGAGTGGTACAGGAGCAGTTGTTAATTCTTATGTGAACCTACGCAAATCAAAAAGAGATATTCTGAAAGAGACCATTCTGGTCTCTGATGATTTGTTTGAATACCTGGCAGAACATGATCCTGAATTCCTGAAAAAATTTATGAAATATCACTGGCGTCCTTTCGTGATGTATATCGTTGATAAGTATCGCAAAGCAGGTGTGGATATCAGCGCCGAACGATTTGGTATTTTGACTAAGGGATTAAGCGGATGACCTGGTACCAGAATGATATCAAACGCTTTCTTAGAGAAGGCGATGATATTGCCAAGCGCTATATCGCCCAGGTCACTGAAATCTTTAGTGATGACACACCCCATAAGCAGGTTGAGCGTATTGCCAGGGCTCAATCAGATTTCTATTATTTCGCTCAGGTTTACTTCCCGCATTATGCCTCCAAGCCATTTGGGGACTTTCACCACTACATCCATGACAATTGCATCAACTTTGAAATAGATCTATTCGCCCTCTATGGTCCCAGGGAACACGGGAAAACGGTAGAGGTTTTTATAATTGAAGTCTGGCTGGCGCTCACAGGCCGGATTCATTTTGCTATCAACATATCCGAAACCCTTGGATTAGCCAAGGAACGCAACGGCTACATCCTGCTGGAGTTTGAAGCAAATCAGCGAATCATCCATGATTATGGTGAGCAGGTTGTCGTAGGGTACGCTGAGAAAGGTGACTTCGAGATCAAGAAGGGTGTCCGGTTTCTGGCTCTGGGTTACGGAATGCCCGTACTCGGGAAGCTCTATAAGCATTATCGTCCTGACTTTGTCTGGATTGATGAGTTCGAGAAGAGAAGAAATATTAAAAACTTTAATGCCAACCGCGAAAAGAAAGAGTGGGTTAAGTCTGAAGTCTATGGTGGTATTGATGAAACGGGAATCGGTAAAGTTGTCTGGACCGGAAACATCGTTCATAAAAAATCTGCACTCAACATGTTCATTTCCGAAGTCGAAGAGCGCATTGCTGCAGGAGAGAAAGTTCCTATAGCGGTTGGGCGATTTGCTATCGTAGACAAGAAGGGCAAACGTCTCTGGCCTGAAGGCTGGTCCAAAGAACGCATGGCAAAGAAGCGCTCTGGCATGGGGACGATTGCCTGGTTATCGGAGATGATGCAAGAGCCTCCTGATGATAAGGACACCTTTCAGGAAGGTTGGTTTGTCAGAAAATCCTTTGAGGGCATGCATGGTCTAACGCGAGAGATCAAATGCTATGTCGACCCAAGCGTGAAAGCTACTGGTGATTTTAAGGCGATAATCACCATGTCCAGGCTAGCTGATGATCCACTTCACCATTACCTGGAAGACGTCTGGATTAGAAAAGCGACTATCCAGGAAATGGTGCGGCACATGTATGTGGTACACAAACAATTCAAACCCTACCTGCAGGAAATCCAGGTTGAGGCTGTGGGATTTGCCAAGCTGATCAAGCCCATCATAGAACTGTTAGCCAGAGACTATGGGTATATGTTACCAATCAGGATGGTCGACCAATCCTTCAACAAAGAGATCCGTATCCAAGGTCTCTCATCGCCGTATGAAAATGGTTACATCATACATGACCCGTCTGTGGGAGATACAGGCTTATTAGAGGAACAGCTACTTGGTTTTGGGTCTCCAGGGATGGAGGATGACGGACCAGATGCAGAAGAGGGATGTTACTCCAGTTTTCAAAACGGTGAGTCGTTTTCAGTGGTTAGTGATTTTGGGGAACCAGAGTTCGGTTTTAAGAGAAAACGCGCAAGCGCGTATTTGGGGATTTAGGGCGATGGAAGGCATTAGGCGACTCTTGATACGGCATAAAATAATTCGAACCGATTCGAACGGCATTGTGAGCGAAATATGACCAAACAGTACCGTGTATCTAACTGGATAATGGACCGCTTCATGTCTAATGCGGTGAATCGTAGAATTGCTGAAGCTTCTAACGAAGCATTCTCTCTCGATGAACCTGGCTACAGGCGACTGACCGATCGAGCTGACAAAGATATTAACACCATGACCCAGGATCGAATGATCCGGTTGGCGCTCATGCTCCACCGTCAGAACCCGCTAGCAAAACGCATAGTAGATATTAAGGCAGATTATGTCGTCGGTTCCGGTTTTGAGATCATAGCTGAAGATCCCTATGTCCAGAGTGAGATCATTGATCCATTTGTGGAAGCCAACTTGGAGGATAATTACTACCAGATGGCTGTTGAGCTGGGATTATATGGAGAGCAATATTTCCCCGCCTACACCAATTCAATAACCGGGCAGGTAAAACTCGGGATCATCGATCCAGATTGGATCAATAGGATTGAAAATCATCCCGATAATATTATGGATAGTGTGGCTGTAACTCTCAGAGCTGCACTAGGAGAAAAAGCAAAAACATTTCAGATCATCCGCCCTGGGATGGACCTCACCGATGATACTTTTGTAGCACCCACCTTTATGTGGACCCTCAACAATGTCCGAACTGCAACTCGGGGCCTGTCAGATCTGCTACCTCTTTTTGATTGGCTGGATGCCTATGACCAGACTCTTTTCTCTGAGCTAGAACGGATCTCTTATGGGAAAGCCTGGTTCTGGGATGTGACGCTTGAGGGTAAGGATGAAGCCTATGCCAAGAAATGGTTAAAAGGTAGAACTCAGCCTCCAGTCGGTGGAATCATGGCTCACTCACAAGAAGAGACATGGAAGATCCAATCTCCAGATCTCAAGACCCAGGAGCAAAACGCCACAACCCGCATGGTTAAGAATCAGATCTTAGGCGGAGCTGGATATCCGGAACACTGGTTTGCCTTTGGTGGTGATGCGAACCGAGCCACTGCAATTGAGATGGGGGGGCCCACGCTCAAATCTATGGAAACCAGGCAGAACTTCTTTAAAAATATGATTCGCTATATGGTGCGCTATGCCGTCGATCGCGGTGTCGATGCTGGAGTAGTTCCAGCAAATAGTGACATTTCATTTAAAGTCAATGCTCCTGAGATGGATCGCAAGGATCTAGTAAAGATTACATCATCTCTGGCAAGTCTTTCAGGATCGTTGGCCATCGCAGTCATGAATGGCTACATCAAAGTCCCGGCTGCCTCCAAGATCTATGCTCAAGTCGTTGAATATCTGGGCTATGAACTTGAGGCAGAGGATCTGGGTGATGGATCGGATCCAGATTATGCTACCCATAATATTCCAGCACCTCCACAGGTGACAGCTTGAGTACCAGCGCCATCATAGCAGAACTGCAGCAGCTGGCTATTTCACGCCAGGATGAAGCCTTGCGGAGTACTACAACCTTAATGGAGACATTGAATGCGCGGGTAGTCTCACAGATAGCACAAGCCAGTGGATCTGAAAGTTTCAATGCCAGTTACTATCCCAGATTCAAGATCCAGCTGGATGGCTTTATCAAGGAATTTGCTGAGGATTATGGCGTGGTTCTTAGCCAGGGTCAAAAACATCTATATGATGTGGGAGTCAGGTTTGCCGATGAGCCGTTGACTGAAGCCGGAGTTTTCACATCGTTACCCTCTATAGGGGAGCAGATCCTGTCAGTAGCGGCTCAGTTCAATGCGGATCATATCGATAAGATTTCCAGTGATGCCAGGCGTCTGATCTCAACTGAGATCCAAATGGCAGTGACTGGAACCAAAACCCCCCAGGAAGTGATCGCTAGCATTGGACAGAACCTAGCGGATCAATCAAAATTTGGGACCCTCAATGCACGAGCTCGGACTATCACTGTCACTGAGATAAAAAAGGTCCAGAACCAATCTACGAAACAAAGACTTGATCAGTGGGGAGAGCTTATTCCCACACTCCAAAAGACCTGGATGCATTCGGGCAAAGCAGAATACCGCATTGGTCATCTGCTCCTAGATGGAGTCACCATCGGCTTTAATGAACTATTCAATGTAAACGGGCACCACGTCCATGCGCCCCACGATCCTGCTCTGCCTGCTGCAGAAGTTGTGAACTGTGGATGCGACATGGCAGCGCATGTGCCGAACTAGCGAAGAGGATAAAACCATGAGTGAAGAAACAAAACAACCGGAAGTGGAACAGTCTGAACAAGATCAGAATTCCTCGCAGGGATCTACTGCCCAGGTGAATCCTCCGGAAGATGCCAAAAAGGCCGCCGCTGCCAAAAAGGCCGCCGCTGCCAAAAAAGCTGCTGCTGAGAAGGAAGCTGCTGATAAAAAAGCCGCAACTGAAAAAGCTGCAGCTGAGAAGAAAGCTGCCGCTGAGAAGCCAGCAGAAAATTTAGAAGACGCTGCCAAAGCTCTCAAACTGAAAAAAGCTGATATCTGGTCGAGTAAGGATGTGGGTGAAGGCAAGTTTGTGTTTGTCACAGTGGCTGGCAAGAAAATCTACTATCCCGGAGACATGGGTGAGAAGGCTGAGCAACTCGAAAAAGAACGGAAGGCGGATGCCGTCGCAGCCAAAACCTATGCCCAAAAGATGGCTGCTAAACGCGCTAAGCGAAAAGCAGATGCTAAAGCTGAGGACAAACGTGTTGCCAAGGCAGCCAAACTCTAGGAGGTGACCTTTGAATAAGTTTATGAGAATCGGATCAAAACTGATCCGCATCGCTGAAGGGGTGGAACTCTCCTTCAACCAGATCCGGGATAAGCTCATCGCTGCCCTGGAGGTACACCACGGTGATTATTACGATAATGGCTGGTGGGTAAAAGATGTATTCCAATCCTATGTCATTGTGGAGATAGATGGTGAATACATAAAACATTCATATACCCTGACAGATGGAGAAGTGACTGTCGGTGATCCGGAAGCTGTCACAATTGATTATGTGGCTGAGGCAATGGTCATTTCAGGTATCCGCTTAGTAGAGGCAGTTGCAGGAGCTGACGGAGCTGATCCGGATGGTCGTCACTGGAAAACCATCATCATCACAGAGGGCAAATCAGAGAACGGGAATTTCTACAGCCGTTCTGTCCTGGAAGCTGCTATACCACTTTTTGAGGGTGCTCGCTGTCTGGCCAGATCTGATGAAGAGCATTTACAGGGAGCAGGTAAAAGTGTTCGCAATATTGTGGGATTTTTCGAGGGTGTCGCATGGTCAGATGAGCATCAAGGACTCGTGGGTGACTTCAGCATTTTTGAAGCAGCAGCCTGGCTCTCCTCAACCATGAAAGATGCCTGGGATGCAGGCAAAAAAGATATAGTTGATTTTTCAATAGTAGCCTTCGGGACCGGTCGTGTAGAACGCACGGCAGAAGGTCTCCAGCGAGCCGTGGAAAAGATTACCAAGGTCGAGTCCATCGACACTGTGGTCGATGGCTCAGCCGGTGGACAGATCCTCGGACTCGCCGAAGCAGAAAACCAAAACAAGGAGGACTTTCTCATGTTAGAGAAAATGCTAAAACTACTGGAGGCCAAGCGTCCCGACCTGTATGCCCAGATCGATCAATCCAATATCGATGAGGTAAAGGTGGAAGCACTTTTGGCTGAAGCAGTAGCAAACCCAAAACCGGCAGTTAAGTCTGATCCGGCCAAACCCGCTGGTGGTGCTGATCCTGCTCCAACAGCTGATCAAATTGAGCTTAAGGAAGCTTTGAATGAATTCCGTCAAGAGAAGACCAGTTTTTATCTGGAACGTCGCCTGGCAGAATCCAAACTACCTGAGGGTGTTCAGGTGCTGGTTCGTGGCCAGTTTGATGGTAGAATTGCGGAAACGTCTGAGATCGAGAAAGCCATCGCATCCCACCGGAAAGCTTATGGCGATTTGGGTGGTGGCGAGGTAAAAGGTCTTGGTGGAGAAGGCTTAACTCTAGGTTTAAATGAATCTGAAAAGATCATGCACGGCCTGGATGGTATGTTTGCTGGTAAAGATATAAACGATGTTGCCCGCTTCGTTTCTGTCCGTGAAGCCTATATCATGATCACGGGTGACCAAAGAATTTCTGGCCGAATGTCAGAAGCCAAGAACCTGCGCGGTGGTTTCCGGATCTCAGAAGCACTCACCAGCTCTTCTTTCGGTGAGATCCTGGGTGATTCCATCACTCGCGCCATGTTGGCAGCTTACAAAAGGTCTGATCTTTCATCCTGGCGGAAGATTGTCTCGGTGGCTCCACTTGGAGATTTTCGAACCAATCGTCGTACTCGCTTAGGCGGTTACGGAGATCTCCCTGCCGTTGCAGAATCGGGCTCCTATGACGCTTTGACCAGCCCGACGGATGAAGAGGCTACCTATGCTGCAAGCAAACGTGGAGGTACAGAGTCGGTAACCATCGAGATGATCAAGAATGACGATGTGGGTGCAATCCAGCGTATCCCAACAGCATTAGGTCGAGCTGCTGACCGCACATTGTACACATTCGTATTCACCTTCCTTAGTGGAAATGGAGCGATCTATGATGCGGTAGCCTTGTTTCATGCTGACCACGGCAACCTGGGTTCAGCCGCTCTTGATTCCACAACTCTGGAAGCAGGTGCTTTGGCCATGTCAGCTCATAAGGATATGGATGATGCTGAAGTCCTGGGTCTCTCTCCGAAGTACCTCGTTGTGCCACGAGCACTTGGTAAGACTGCCTGGGAATTGACACATCCCGGTTTTGGTATGAGTAATGATATTGCCACCTATCTCCAGAGTCAGGGTATAGAGGTTATTGTAAACAAACTCTATACCGATGCCAACAACTGGCAACTGGTTGCTGATCCGATGGACGTTCCCACAATTGAAATCGGATTCCTGGATGGCAAGGAAGAACCAGAGTTGTTTATCTCTGATAATCCTAGTCATGACAGTCTGTTTACCAATGATCTGATCAAGTACAAGATCAGACATATCTATGGTGGTGCAGTAATGGATTACCGTGGATTCTATGGAGCAGTTGTAGCCTAAGAGGCAGTGCAAGAATCCTGAACGGCGCAGGGGGGCTAGGGTCTGATTGATCCATAGCCCCCCATTAAAAATCAGTAGAGAGCGATCATGGCAAAGACACACGCAGATTACATAGCAAGGGTACAGGCTCTCGTCAAGGATGTAGCCACAAAGCTGACAGATCCTGATGACTTCACAGCTGCACTTGATGCTGCGCGTGAAGATCTGAATCAGAATCACCCAAGAGTCATGGTTGCCACCGAGAACGGGGATGGAGCAGCTTACGAGTGGGTCCTGGCGAACTGGATTGATGATGTGTCTGTGATCAAAGCTGTGGAATATCCAGCAGGGGAGCGCATCCCGGTATATTTAGAAGATGATGAATACGCCATGGTAACGGTTGGGTCTCTCAGGCTATTGACTCTCACACCAGGTGCAACTGAAACCATCAAGATCTCCTATACCATTGCCTGGACATTAGCTGATGGAGATGTCACCGTTCCAGAGCGAAATTTTGAAGCAGTATGTAACCGAGCTGCAGCAGTCTGTTGTCGTCAGTTGGCAGCACATTATGGCCAGGATACCGATCCCAACTTTGGTCAGGGGATCATTCAGGTAGGTGGCAAGCTGCCGAACTATCTAAAACTAGCAAAAGAATTTATGTCCGTGTGGACCGATCACTTTGAAACAAAAGGTGGGGATGAATCAAGTTTTTCCATACAGACAAGTTTTGAGAATACAAACTCCGATGGCAGAGGAAGGATGTTCCATTAATGCGATCAGGAGATGACAAAGGATTCCGCCTGAAGGGTGTTGAGGAGTTGTTCGACAAGTTTGAGCAGGCTCCAGAAGTGCTAGCTGCGCATGTAGTGAAAGCCCTGGGATCTGGTGGACTAACTGCAGAAGCCTTTATTAAACGGGAAACACCCACCAAAACCCGCAACCTACGCGGGTCTATTGCACTTCAGACCACACCACTGCAGGCAGCAAAAGGATTAAAGGTGCAAGTTGGCACGCCGGTCATATATGGTGAGGTTGTGGAATATGGCTCTAAACCCCATGAGATCCGTGCCAAGAATGCGCCCTATTTAACCTTTCAGATCAATGGTAATTGGACCAGGGTTGAATCTGTCAATCATCCAGGATCTGAAGGGGCATTCATGTTCCGGGATGGGTTGGAAGCTGCCCGTCCCCGTATCTATGGGTTTTTCCAAAAGGCTGTTGATGATGCGCGCAAGGAGCTGGGATTATGAGCTATTCTGCAATCCTGGCACTACTCAACACAATCGTCTCCGGTGTTGCAGGTACTGGTAAGGTCCATGACTACCAGCGTCTGGCCAGAACCGAACAAGAATTTATAACTCTATTCACTACTGATTCGGTTGTGAATGGCTGGCAGATCACACGGAGATCTACAGCAAACAGTTTCGAGGATTCTGAAGAGTTAGATGGAACCCTCATGGAATCTGTTTATGAATACATCATGACTGGTTTTTATGGTATCGATGATGCCGCTGCCACAGAGAAAACATTTCAAAATATAGTCGAAGCCGTGTCAGATGCTCTGGCAAATGACGAAACCATGAAGGCTGCTGGTTACAACACCGGTGAGCCTCAGATCCTGGTTGTAGAGCCTAGAGCTTTTGGACCAGTGCTGTGTCATGTGGCTGAAGTTTCAATACAAATAGCAGAACTAAAGGAGGTCTAACATGGCTTTTCAAGGAAAGAACAAACCAGCAATTATCAGGAAGGGTTCTGAAGTCTTCATGAAGGCCAGTTCCGGTGCCTGGTCAGTTGATGGCGCAACTGATGCGGTGGGTTACATCGATCAAACCCAGACGGTTTTGAAAGAGGAACCAATCGCTATTAAAGATGAGAACGCACGCGATGAGATCATTGGATACAACGTCAATCCCAGTTTCACAATGCTGCAATCTGATCCAGCGGCCACAAAAGAGCTTGAAACCCTCGATGGTCTACGTGGAGTTGATGTGGATATAGTGTTTGCCGTAGATGGCAGCTGGCTAGTGATTGAAGATGTACGTATGAGTGGTGAGCGTGAGACCACCCTCAAACCCGGAGAAAATCGTCCCATCAATGTGAAAGCTATGGCTGAGAAGAGCGTTGCTGAATGGGGAACAGATGTCAACTGGGTAGCCGCTACACCATTCCCGGCAGCCTAAGGACAATCTAAATGCCCACCACCTACATCCAGAGCAATAGGAGTAATTTTACAGTAACCCCGGCAGATGTGCGGGTTGAGATAATCTCAGTCGAATCTATTGGCGTGGTTGGTTATGTGAAGGTGACCTTTCTGATGTTCAGGACAGCTGTAGGTGGTGGCTCTTTGGCGGACAAGGAATATAGTACCGATGGTGGATCTGGCTGGAATCCCATGACAACCACAGCTTCTGGAGATCCCGATTATCCAAGTGAATTTAAAACCCTGAAAGTCACAGGGAAGGGAGACCAGTTTTCTATATACTGGAAAGCTGGAGCAGATTTGGGAATTCTGACAGCGTTTACAGATCTGCTGGTACGTATTACCCCTAATGATGATAATGATCCCTTGCTGGGGGATGATGGAGATACAGTAGAATCAGAAGAATTTAATATTGATTTCCGCCCTTCAGCTCCCCCCATTCTATATCCATTAGATGTATTCGGTGAAGAGGATCAACCAGAAATAGTCTTTACTGTCCCAGCCTCGGTCGTCGCTGAAAATTTTCATTTTAGTGTGGCGGTTGATAAGGTGGCCACCTTCGATGGTCCGTCTCTGCAAAAGATTTTTACAGACACAGATCCCACAAAATTTGAGCACGAAACCTCTCCTGGGACCTGGCTTGCTTTTCCTCCAGGAGGAGTGGCCAGCTCAAACGCAGGGCACAGGATCAGGCTAAAGCAGGGTGAATTAACACTATTAACTGATGGTCTCTGGTATGTCCAGGTGACGCTAGGAATTGTTTAAAACTAAGGAGCTAGGATCATGCATCCATTTGAAATATTAAGAAGAGCTTGGACGGGTTATGCCCTGAAAGCGTATGCAACTGTCGGTGAGATCTTCCGTGCTGTTTTTGATTCTGGACTGGACGCATTCAAGATCCAGCTATTGGGTGGCCAGGTTAGTGGTGATATCGACATGCTAACCAATCACATTCTGAATTGTCAATCGGAGATAAATGATCGGGCCAAGGGTCCGGCCTATTGGTTTAACGGGATAACTGCCAAGGTTGAATCCTCCATGGATATTTTAGCGTTAGACACTTATGATGATAACAGCGAAATTTGTGTACACTTACTCATAACTCCCGACATGGTGGCGTCTGGTAGTATCTTTGGAGATATTAACTCAAATAATACGGATGCATTTGCTCTAGGATTCACAAGCGATCAAGCTGTTCAATATGCCTGCTGGAGTCTGCCAACTACTACTCGCAGATTCAAAACGGATGACGGTGCTTTTTCAGATGGAGAACCTTTCTGGTTGACTGTCACAAAAGTTGGAGATGCAGATGTTAAGATCTATGTAAATGGCATTGAGAATACTTCCCGAAATGCTTCCGGTTGGGATAATGGACCACAAGCAGCGAATAGGACCATCTTTGGGAGGGAAGGACATGCAAGTGGTAGTTATTATGAAGGTCTTTACCACTATGGGATACTATTTAATCTGGTCCCCACACAAGCACAAATTCTTAACCTCTTATCTGGGGAGATTCCGGCTAAGTGGCAGTTTGGAAGTCAAACGGAACTTGTTACTAATGGTGATTTTAGCTCCTTTGTTGGTTGGTCTCATTCAGGTGGTTGGTCTCAAGATGCTGGCAACAATGAGTATGATTT